GTACCTGGTCCTGTAAATGTATGAATTTTGTAATCTCCGCAACAAGTTACTGTTCCTCCTGTCGCTGTTATAAAAGCTGGGAGAGTACCTGTTGCATCTGCATCTGATCCTGTTACAGATTTCCATCCTTTTGTAGCATCAACATAAACTAAAGTAACTGCTAAACCTTGTGTTGTAATATAGTAAGATGCATTTACTCCATTAATTTTGTCTGTTCCATTTGGAGTAATTGTAATATTATTTGTTTGAGCTGTTGAAGCATAATCTGAAACAGCAACAATATCTCCTGCTGATCCAGCAGGTAATGTAACTGTTATTGCACCACTTGTAGTATTAACAAAATAACCATTACCACTTACAGCAGTAAAACTAGCCGTCTTTGCTGTAGTGTCCCAATCAACAGTTCCAGTTCTTCCAAAACCTGTTTGAGTTGCTCCACAAGCTAATTGAATACTATCACCTGATTGACCAATTGTTAATGTTGATCCGCATTGTGATGATATTTGATTAACTTCTATTTTACTCATTAAATAATTACCAATGTTCCTGTTACTGTTTGTGTTCCAGTAATAGTTACTGGTCCTGCTAAAACTCCAGAATCTAGAGTTTGGTCTTGATCTAATGTTGATGCATGAGTTACAACATAACCTGTTGCTTCCATAACAGGTGAAATTGCTTTTTTAGCAGGGATAGTACAAAATACTTCTTTTTCCCCTATACCAAAATCAATTTTAGCTGTGGTACCTAAGTTGTTACTTATCACTGTGTCTCTTGATAAAGTATCTGTTGCAGCATCGGTAACTGTACCAACGCCAACTTCGAATTCATCTGTTCCAGTATTCGTGATACAGTAATACGTAGTATTACCGTCACCTACACCCGATACAAATGAAACAAAGTCTTGAGAAGCACCAGCCAAGTCGAACGTTCCCGTTCCAGTAGTGGTGCTTGTCTCTTTAACTCTATCGTTAATGACAAGTGCCATCTAATCTCCTTAACTAATTCTTAGTATTGCTGCCGATGTTGTAAATGCAGGAAACTGAATAGTAAATGTTCCAGCTGTTGCTGTTTTAACTCCACCAAAATCTAATACACAAACTGCTTTTTTACCTTCTGTACTATTGTAAATTAAAGCCCCTTCAGCTGATAAAGTTACTCCAGTAAATGATAAGTTTGCAAAAGTTGCAATTGCAACTCCTGATGCAACGGATGTTTGTTGTGATTGAAGTTGAGAACCACCCGCTACATACTGTCCTGTATCTGAAACCTCATTTCCAGTTGTGTAAGAAGTAGTTGCCGCATTGATCGTAGCTGTTGATTTGTATAAAGCTAGTTTAAACGCGTCTCCGCCTGATTCTAAATCATGCACTCCGTCTAATAGTTCTTTTTTGAATGAATTACATACCGCTTGGTCTATTGCCATAATTAATCTCCTTTAATGTTTACGGTGATGGTGAAGGCACTTGTACTCGTGGCACACCATCATCAAATTCTGCACGTCTTCTTCTACCCATTTGTTGAAGAGCAAACGCTTGTATCTCTTCATTATACTTCTGTTTATATAAATTGTACATATCCATAGGTCCTTTTAAATAAGAAAAAGCCTCAGTCAAAACACCATGTAGCAGTAATGATTCCTGATATTGTGATAAATAAGTTGTATTAGAAGCAGTGAATCCAGGAGGATCAATAATATAATTTAATTGAACCGCATATGCTTGATCTGGTGTAGGAGCTACAACGACATTATTGTCGTCCCAATTAGCATAATATTTTGGTATACCTGTAGCACCAGAACTATTATATTCTGATATAAAACTTGTATCTCTCTTCTCCATAAAGTTACGATCACCTGTTTGATCAGTTGTAGAAAATACCTGTAGTGATCTAATAATTAAAAAATCAGCAGGCATTATTAAATATCTTTTATTTGCTGTAAATGAGGATGTCGCGTATTTTCTTGTTTCATCATAGTCAACAGCACCTGCAATACCTAATTCTGTATTTCTAATAAACTGTGCAATTAATGTATCTGATAGTACATTTGAATCTACTTCTGTGTAATTTCTCACTTGTGTTAAAAAATTTGAATAACTTATTGCCATTATGTCCTCGTATATCCTAAAGCTTCATCTGTATTTATTTGATCAGGGTCAGCTAATATATCTATTCTTGTTATAGATTCTACATTACCTTTGTCATTTCTAAAAGGCGTTTCAACATTTTTTATATTTTCAGAAGACTCATAATTTTCTTCTAAAGACGCTATTTCAGTTGTTGAATAATAAAATTTATAAGTCGCCATTATGTTATACTAATTGTTACCTTTCCAACTCTTGTACCTAACTGTCTTTTATTATTTTCTTCTAATGCATCAGTAGAAGGTTGCATACCATTTGATGTAAATTGTCCATCCCAATATTGAGGATCTAAGTATACTGTTACGGGTGAAGATCTTTGAGGTCTTGCGTTCCATAATGCTTGAGGATCTGCCATGTGTGGCTTTGGATCAAGTTGTGGATGTTTTGCTTCAAATTCAGAAATATGTACCCATGAACCATTCCATTCTTTAACCATTTCCTTATATGGAAAAGCTTGTCCTGATCTATCTGAGATGGATTGTGAATATTTACCCTTAGCGTAAGCCATTACGATCCTTGTGGGTAATAAACATTTGGTGTGATGTAAACAGATGTTCTTTGTCCATCTTCTTCTAATGCTCTTTTTAATTCATCTTCGTACAATAATTTTAATGCTTGTATTCTATCGGGTGCAATCTTCTGTGATAAATAAAATGCTAATCCAGATACCATGCATGGAAAGAATCTAAATGGCATATCTGAAGTATTAGTATATGCACCCACATCTTCAATTCTTGCAAGATAGTAATAGAATATATTAGTCACTGCGCTCGTATCAGGAGCCAGATATAAACTTATAGTTGGATTAATTTGTCTATTTACATAATACTGAGAAGGTGTACCTGTTTGTGTCTTATCAGGTATTGCAATGTATTCAGATCTAGATATTTTAGTTAAAGTTTGTTGATTACCACCTGTTGTAGTTACAACAGCTTCTAAAACATCATTACAATCACTTGGAGTATTATAAGTTATTTGACCATTTACAAAAGCAGTTGTTTCGGATTTAACTTTCCAGAGGTTAATACCTCTATTGCCCCATTCAGAAAATAAAAGATTTAAACTTCTTCTAGCAGATCTAATGTCATTACCTGAATTAGTTCTTACGCCACATCTTTCGTAAGCTTCTTCAATAACTTCATCAATCGTGATATTAAAACTTGTAGTTCCCGATGTAGCCATTTCATCCTTAACCTATTTTGCTTTTGCCATTTTACCGTACTTAGCAGTCATCATACCTGTCATTTTATAATTTTTATGACCACCGCCAATTGCCATACCACCAGACATTTTTTTCTTAACGTCTTTTCTTATATCTGATGCATCTGGTAAGTTAGATGCTGCAATAATTTTATCAGCAGCCTCTTCCATTTTATTTTTTTTATACGCTTTACCCATTGTTTTACTCCTTTTTGGTTATTTTAATAAATCTCCGTAATAATCACCTAAATTTTTATTAGATAATTCTATACCAGCAGAATCATGTTTAATAAATTTACCTTGATAAGCTGCAGTATATTTTAACTTGCCTTTTTCATCGTACTCTGAAATAGGATTCTGAATTTTTTTTAAATCTCTTCTTCTTTGATCTCTATCGCCTGAAACAGGTGTTTTTTTCTTTTTCTCTTTTGTTTCAGCATGTAGACCAACATTTCCTTTTTTTACACAATTAGGAACACTACGACCGTTCTTAGTTTTCATCCCAATCATTTCATAGCCTTTCCAACAAGGTCCTTTTTTAGCCATTAGATACCTTCCTCTAAAAATACTTTAGTTTTATTACAGGCACATTGTTTTATGCCAAATATTTTACAAATTATTTTTTTAATTGTTTTAATCATAATCTTTAGTGGCCACTTTGAGAGTGTATAACTTCTCCTCATTGCGGTTATATAACTTCTTAGATTGTACCACTCTTGGTCTAAACAGTAAATGTCCTAGAGAGAGGATTCTTTTTATTGGGTTTTTT